AAATTTAACAGCTTTTTAATACCAGTAGCTTTTGTAATTTTTTCTACTGTATCACCTAACCCTTGTGATTTTGCATCATAATTTTTTTTCCATTCTTTATAAGCTTTTGTACGCTTATCTCCTTTAAATTCTTTCATAATCTCCATTTAAATAATCATCATAATCTTCATCAAATCTTTCTTTTATATCTAATTTACATTTTTTTAATGTATTGAAAATGCTAACCCAACTTATACCAGTTTCTTTAGCTATTTTTCTTATACTCATATCAGTGTCTCTATATAGTCTAAAAAGTTTTTTATCATACCAATGCCATTCATCTACGTATTCATCAATTAATTTAAAAACCTTATCAAATGCTTCTTGTTGTTCTAAGTCTGAAATATATTCAATTTGAACATCGTCGACATTTATTTTATTTATTTTGTTTTTTGCATTATAATATTGATAATATAAAGATCTTAATGTAAAAAATACATAACCACTACTAACTTTACCGTTTTTTATTATATTTTCTGGTTTTGCATATTTATGTAGTGTTAAATACATTTCTTGTACAATATCTTCTGCATAATCATATTCTCCAAATGAATTAACTATTCTAATCCAATGGTTATGATTTTCTGCTACTATAGAAAGCCAATTACTATTCATTAAAGTTCAAAAGTTCGTTTACTTTAGTTTTATTGTGGTGTAAAATATCAACTCCTAAAAATTCAAACCCGACATTATTTCTTACCATTCTTAGTCTTATTGGTTCATCAATTGGAGTTGGTCTTCCACCTGTTTCTACTTCCTTTACTTTTCTTACGTGAATATCTGAGAACATCCATTCTGTTGGATGCTGTGTATATCTATGTATTGTGAAAACATCATCTGCTCTATTACCCCATTTACCGCCACCTTCGACATCAGCCATACTTGGTGGTTGAGGTAGTCCAGCATAATCATGTTCTTTTGTGTGTACTCTTCTTAAAGCTTCAGTAACAGCGTGAGTATTTAGCCAAACTGATACATTATTGTTTTTACAAAATAATCTAAATTGACTTGCAACTTCATAATCATATTCGTGTGAATTAATGCCTCTAAGCAAGTTTCTATCTTTATTTAAAGAGTTATATGGGTCAATTAATAAACCTTCGTAAGGCCATTCTTTTAATACCTTATTTGATTCATCTAACAATGTTTTATATGTATATGTTTCTGACACATCCATTATTTTAAAATAATTGTTAACCCATTTTAAAGTATCATTGATTTCTTCATCTGTCATTTTTGATATTGGTTTTCCAGATTTGAATTCAACTATTTTTCTTGCAATACTCTGTGGTGTATTTTCTGCTGAATAAATTAACCATTTTATATTATGCTTAATAGTGTATAAAAGCATTAAGTAGATTATAACAGTTGTTTTACCAACATTAGCGTGACCAATAATAATATTAAAGTTACCTTGTTTAAATCTTATGTGTTCATCTATTTCTTGCTCACCTATCTTTAAGCCTTCTTTTATTCTACCATACTTAATATCAAGTATTTTATTTTCTAAGTTTTTTATGTTTGCTATCATATAATAAAAAGAGGGGCTATTAACCCCTCTAAAATTTTAAAAATCTAATAAATCGTCTATAGCTTCTCTTTGTGGATTTTGTTCTACGTTAGTAACACGCTCAACCCTTTCGGCATTTACAATACTACCATCGTTCCAAACAACTTTACCGTTTCCAATATATGTTCTATTGCTTTTTGCTTCTCTTTCTTCTTTAGTTTGAGAAATATAAACACTTGCATTTTGTCCATATTGGTTTGTTTCATTTCCTAAAGCTACAATAACATTTATGTATTTATTATCTTTAACTTTTTCTTTGTCGATTTTTGATAAGTCTAAACTTACATTTACTAATCCTGCCATTTTAATTTGATTTTAATAATTCTTCTTTTGTTGTTTTACTTAATTTATATTTTTGTTGAATTGATTCAATTGAACCACCGTTTTTCATATATTCCAATGCTTTACTAAATTCTGGTGTATTTAAATTTAACCATTTTTTAGTGTCTTTTACTGGATTCACTTGATTAACAGTTGCATTACCGTCATCATCTTCTGCTTGTAAAGCTAATAATGATTGTAATGTATATCGTCTATAATATGTTATAGCACTACCAAGTTTTTGTGGGTCAGCAATATCAGGTAAATGCATAGCTGATTCAATACTACCACCATCTGTGTCTACAATTACACTTCTTACTTGTCCGTCTGTTATTGGTTGAATTAATACCAAACCTTGTTCTTGTAATAAAGGTGTAACTTGTTTCAATAGTGAATTAATATCAAAATACTTAGAATTATAAAATGGATTCTTAGTGTCTTTAGATATTGTTCCTATCTTTTTTTGTACTTCAAAAAGCTTATTATAAATATTACCTTTCATAACATTCTTTTATTTGTTGTGTTAAAATTTCTACTTTAGCTTCAAGCATTTCTACTTTTTTTCGTAATGCTTCGGCTTCTGCTTCTCTTAGCCGTAATAAATCCTCATTGTGTGTCATATAAAAAATTAATTTATACAAATATATAAAAAACTTTTCAATAAAAAAAAACCCGCAATAATTAAATTACGGGCTTTTACATAAAAAACACACAGAAAATTAAGAAAAGGCTTTAACTAGTTTTTGGTAGTATTCTATTTTTTCTTTAATATCGTCATTTGAAAATTTAACAATTTGTCTTGATTCTATCAACAAATCTTCAGCTGTTCCTTCACCAAAATCTTTATCTAATTTATTTCCAAAAATATATTGTTCTCCATATCTAAAAACATTACAAGCAGAACATTGAACTTGGCAATTTGTCTCATTCCATCTTGTCGAATAATGTTTACGACTCATAAAGTGTCCACATTGTAATTTTTTCCAATGGTCTTCTTTACCACAAGTATAACATTCAGTAAAACCAATATCATTAGCCTGACGGAGTCTTATATATTGGCTAAATATATTATCTAATTTTTTTATTAATTTACTTCTTGTCATTTATTTGTCTTGGTGTTGAAGAAATAAATCTCCTAACTCTTTATCTAAAGTCCTTATGGCTCTATAAATAAATCTAGATTCTTTCTTAACTAATTCTTTTTCTGTTTTAGTAGAATCAGAACCTAAATTTGTGTAATTATTAGCATCAATCTCTAATAATCTATCTATTTTTTGATTAATAGAAATTGTTTTATAATTTAAAATTTTATCTATTTGTGGATTCATAAAAATATATTTTAAAAATTAATAATAAAAAAGAAAAAAGAAAAAGGACAAAAAGAAAAAAGAAAAAAAACCAGGTAAAAAAAAGAAAAATTTAATTGCCTGTTCCAACAATCGTCCATCTTTATTAGGGTATTGAAGTTCTTTTGATAAAATTAATCAAAAAAAAATATAAAATAAAATAAGTTATTAACTACCTTTTAATCTTTTCATACGTCCTTCCAACAAAATATGCACCATAAACTGTTATAAGCAAACTCTGAATAATGGGTATATACATTTCTTGTACCTTAAATTGGCCTAGATTGCCATCAAAGAATGCAAGAATAGTAAATATTGTTGTTAGATATATTAACACTAAAGGGCGTATATTTTTAGATAGAAAAGAATCAGAATTCATATCAGCTTTCCATCTTTCTGTTACTTGTTCTTGAGCATCTTTATCTGCTTGTTCAAGAATTTCTTGTATTTTTCTTTTAGCTTCTAATCTTTCTTCATCTGTTGTAGTTAGTTTATCGATAACAGAACCGACTTCTTTAATTACTCCACCTGTAAGCCATTGCAATATCTTATTCATATTTTAAATATTTAGTTTTACCATTATCTTTAATAGCTTTTAAAATACGTCCTCTATTTCTTTCGTTGCTTACATAAGAAATATGAATCCAATCAGGATTGTCATATGTTCCAAACTCCCATATCAAAGTATCAAAATCAAGATTGTCTTTTATGTAGTGAAACATTTCAGCATTTGTTTTATAGCCGTAAACATCGTCAATATCAATAGCTCTACCTTGACAATGCTGTGAAGATTCAGAACCTCCTACTGCTTTATTTAATTTTGTTGACCTAAAAAACGAAGTAACTTTTATCGCACCACCTACCCATTTACGTAAAGGTTCAAATATGTTTTCAGCAACTGCTTTCATATTGCCAAGTTCATACTCAAAAGGCGTATTATCAATTCCCAATCTTAATGCAGTAATTGAACGAGTAGCCTCTTTGTAGCTTATATGTTTACTTATTTTTGTCATTTAGTATATACCATTTCTGTATCGTGTACCCTATTGAAACTGCCAACAAAGTTAGTTTCAGTATTACATCAATGTCAGC